ATCTTTATTTACTTCTCCACAAGCTGGACAAGTAACTGAAAAATCATAATTCTTTCCATATCCAAGAATACGAGCAGCAACCATTAAACCATTCTTATCACCAATAATCATTTCACTCATATCAATATCTTTATTAATAATGAGAGATTCTAATAATTTATCTAATGCAACTCCTTGTTTAATTAGATTTTGAGAAGTAAGAATATCTTCTTCTTTTGCTGTCATATATTTTATTTCTATTTTGCCGCTAGACAATATACTGTCTTCTGGATAAAAATATCCCTGTGAAGGCAGACTAACAACTTCCGATGGGAATTTGCTTTCAGCCATAATTAACTCCTTTTATTAAGTATATTTTTGACTATAAAGATTAATAACCTTTTTTATAAGTATAACTTTTTAATCTTTATTAAATTATTTTGAAGGTGCGAATTTCTCTTTAATTGGTTTTAAAATCATATCAAATACGATATCGTCATATTTGGTCGGCGTAAGCTTCACGATTTTTTCTGCTGCGTAGATCGCGACCAGAACATATTCCCAATTTGCTGCTATCCATTCACTCATTATTATTCTCCGTTTTAATCAAAATTGTAAAATCGCGTAATCATATCTAAGTGTTAAAGTAACTTCTGCTGGATCATTTGAAGCCCAATCTAAATCATTAAAGTTTGCTGTTTGTATAAAAGCACCCTTCAGAGTCCATTCCTCTACTTTATCTCCAACAGGACCTAACACATTCAATGTTAAATCTTTCTTATAAAAATCTGAGTATCCATCTCTACCAGTTACCGATTCATGTGATAACCTAACCCATTCCATAACTGCTTGTGCAGCTGATGGTACGATAGGATCATATAAAGTAACTTCAAGTTGTTCCCAAGCACCCTTTCCCTTAACATATCTTTTTACGTTAATATGATTAAGTTCTATCTCTTCAAATGCAATACTTGGTCTGTTAGCAGTCTTTACAAGATATGCTGGTATACCTTCGATGTACATAATGTACCGATTTTTAGTCTTCGGTTCGAAGGGTGTAAACATAATCTCAGAAGGATCGAGTAATTCTGGCATTCTATTTCTCCAAATTTTTTTAGATTCAATTCACTTCATATATAAATATAAACAATTCAAAAAATCATCCAAACTGAATTTATTAATTCTTCTAAGTTTTTTTGAAGTTTTTTAGATCAATAAAAAACCCCATAAAAAATGGGGCTTTTTATCTCTATAAAATAGATTATTCTGGGAATGTAGCACCCGTTGCCATTACAACAAAGTCAAGAACTATAAATTCTGCAGTTCTTGTAGGTTGTATAAATATTTGGCCAACTAATTGATTTCTGTCTACAACATCTGGTGTGTTGTTAGAATCATCCATCACTACTTTAAATGCACTCAAACCACTATTTGCCTGTACAGATTCTAAGAACGGATTGACGATATTCAAGAAACGATTTCTTGTAGCCGCCGTATTCTGTTCAAATACCAAGTACCTGCTTGAAGAAGCAATAAATTTCTTCAACCTAATCAACAATCTACGAACATTCACACGATCAAGAGCAGATGGTTTACTTTGTAGAGTCTTCTGACCCCAAACAACCACACCCTGACCTGGGAATGATGCAATAGGATTAACTCTACCTTCGTAAAGTTCATCTCTTTCAGCATGAGTTAATCTGGTTTTTGCTTCTAATACAGTTGTTAAACCACCACGATTCAATCCAGCTGGAGCGAACCATTCATGTGCAACTTGATCTGTATATGCTATTACACCAGGCAATACAACTGATGGTGGGACCCAAACGGGTAAGTTATTTCCATCATCAAGAATCTTAACCCAAGGATAATAAGTTGCTGCGTAATTAGTATCTAATGAACTAATATCACTTGCTGCATTAGTTACCGAACGACCCCATCTTGAACCATCCATTACATAAAAACAATCACCTCTATCTTCTGATTTTTCAATAGCGTGATTTGTTACTTTTGGATGATACTCATGAATAATTCCAGGTAATACTAACAAGTTAATATCAAATTCATCTGGATTACTTACAGCATTAATTGCCCGTTTATACGAAACAGTACCACTTGCAGCAGTACTTGAACAATCAAATCCCTGTGTGTTTGTTGCCGATATATCATTTGCTGTTGATTTAGCAGTTGCTGGATTCGTTCCATCAAATCCCCATTGGAAAGGAACAACAAATTTCCTCTGTCTAATATGTGAATTAGTAAGACTTAATTGTGTACTAGTACCTGCATAAGTACTGCCACCCAAATCCGTTGCATTGTCATTACCATACATATCTTCAAGACTCATTGAAATATTATTACCACTTCCTGCGTTATAAGGAATCGGTGCTAAATACTGTTGGTTATCATAAGCAGTAGAGCTAAAATTATATCCATAAAATACATTAGCATCAAAACTTCCCTGTGCGTTATTCTGCCGTCTTATAAAAGAAGCAGTTGGAACCTGTGAAGCAGTTCCAAGAATTGGATTAGTTACTTCTTCATGTCCCATTGGAACAACTGTTTTTGGGAAACTCTCAAGGTAATTAAAATCACCAACACGAATATGTTTACTCATATTGGGCCAATCACCTTTATATGTCAATTTACCATTGGAATCAATTTCAACAAATCTACTACCAATTTGTCTAGCAAAATAATTTGAACTTTCTGGATCGAAAGTTAAACTATCAAACTGTTCAACAACATTATCATTATCAAGTCCACCAGGATTATGCCTGCGAACCTGTAATGAAAAAGTACCATAATCTGAACCAGCAACAGCACTTGCAGCTTTCATATTTAAAATACACACTTTATAATTTCCATTCATATCAGAACCATGGGATCGAGTATAAACTCTAAATAAGTCATATCTACCACCACTTATTAACTGTGATTGAATATAAGGTGTTCTAGCTACTGAATAACTACTATTTCCTGTCCAAGAATTGGCGTTTCCATCTGCATCAAAGGTTTGTACACCTGATGTAAAATCAAATGTTCCATCTCCTATTGATACGGATGCTGACACCAGGGCTTGTCCACTATCTGAATTTGTATATACTTTATGAGAAGTATGTGATTTAAAATTCTTATAAAGATATACAGGTGCTGTAGTAGTCCCTGATTTTTGTACTTGCGAATCTGAACTCAATACTTTCTCTATATAATCCGCACTCGAAGTATCGAATGAAATTGTTTTTGAAAAAGCAGTTGTATCACTCCCACTTACAACAAGATCAAATGACTCCCAATCTCCGTTTGAACCGGAATCTGTAGCTGCTAAGTCATTAGTTGCTCCCCCACCTCTGGATGGAGCAAGCGTTGCAACAGTTTTTAGTCCTAAAGAACTAGATAACTGAAGATTGACATAATCTACTACATATCCACCAATACCAAGAACCCTAACAATAGTTACAGTTCCAGCACTTCTTAGATATTGTTGTACTGCGTAAGGAGTATAAAAGCTTTTTGAGGTAGATCCAAACATTTCTTCATACTCAGCAAAAGTTCTAACGATTGTAGGTGTAAAAGCAGGACCCTTTTCTGTGGGACCAACTATTGCTGCACCTATTTCTCCAATTGCTTGAGGAAGAAATGATAGGTCTCTTTCTCGGGTAAATACACCCGGCGAAACTATGCGTTCTGCCATTATCTTTCTCCTAATAAATTAATTTATATTACGATAAGTGTAAAACACTCATCTATAAGTATAAACGTTAAATGTCAAACGATATATTTAGGGAAATTTATTTATTATTCTGCAGATTCAGTAGGTTCTACTGGTGTGAATTCACCAGTTTGTGGATCTAAACTACCAGGTCCATATTTTCCATTAAGTTCATTAACCAACTGTTGTTCTTCCTGCTGAACATTTACATATTCCTGTTCAGTTTGCTTTTCTCTTTCTTCCAAAGCATCCATCTGTTGACTAAGAACTAATTTCTGAACCCGAAGTTGTCCAAACTCTACTTGCTTTTGCTGGTAAGAGTTCTGTAACTCTTGTAGTTTTGTCATTTCATCTTCTGAAAATTTGACAGTACTACTTTTTACTTCATCAGCCAAATAAGGCCAATCCGGATATTTAAATTCTTCCATATAATCATTTAAAAATGAATATGAAAATCCATCAGGGGCATTGTTCCAATCCATGGGAGCCCAACGGACCATATCACGATCCCTTTCCCTCCAAGACTCTACCACATTTTCATGTGCTTTAACTTTGGCCACTTTAAATCCAACAAAATCTGACAGTTCACCCAATACTCTGTCTTGATCCATAACAAGATCCTCCAACGTAATTCTCATATAGTTTGGAGCATTTATACTTTTTACTATATCTAATTGATATTTCCAATTTATAGCTTGAACAATATGATTTCTACCAGGTCGTTTATTCATATGAGATTTATATCCACGTATATTGAATAAATTTGTGTGTCCAACTGTATCAGTCAATTCTTGTCTTGATAATATATCTCTCACGTCTCTAACTATGTGAACATAATACCACTCAGGATACAGTCTAACCAGCCAGGGATATATTAAATTACTTTCTGTCAGCTTCCACCCAACAAGTTCACCATCATGTTCGTCAAGATCTTTCAAATATTTCGTCATATTGTTTATAACTTTAGATGGAATTTCATCCTTTATCATTTTAGTAAAATCCCACTCTGTGTTTAGGTCCTTATTTGTATGCCCATATCTATTTATGACTGGTTTTGCCATCTCAACAAATTGAGGAATATGATCTAATCTATTTTCATACTCATATCCTACTGGATATGACATAATTTCGTATATAGTGTCATATGGG